AAGTCTTTAGTGTTTCTATTTTTCTTGCCGACTACATCTACACTGGCTCCTTTTTCTTCCATTAGTTTTTTAAAGAACATCGCTTCTAATCCTCTATGGTTCTTATCATTATATGTAAGATTAGCGAGTACTGATGTTATAGCTACTTTTTTCATTTGTCTTTCTTTTCGTTAATATAATTATCTAGTGCTCCTATATATGCGACTGCATCAAGAAGGTTATCTCTCTTATGATTATAGCTTTCTCTAGAAAATTTAAGAGCTATAAGTGCCATATACATTTCACGACCCGTAACATTTAAACCGGTCATACCGTTGAATATTGAAGCGGCTCTATCCATACCTTCAGTAAAAGGACCGTATTGTCTCTCTTTTTCCTCAGATCGGTTGTTGATGATTTCATCAGCTTCTTTAAGTATTGATTTTTTATTTTTTGCCATTTCTTATATAATTTTTTATTTTGTACAAAATATATCCTACGACCGGTGTTCCGTATAGTAGAGTTAGTAGGCTAGGGTGCGGTTCACCGCATACGCCAAAAATATGTTTCAACCATTCTAACATATAAGTTTCATAATATTATACTAAATTTATTATTAAAGTTTATCAGATAATAAAAAAAGCGAACCTTTCGATTCGCTTTTAATATTTAATAAGGGGGTAAGTTTATTTACCTTCGGTATCACCTAATGGCTCTTTTGAGTTTGCGTCTTTTGAATATTCACCCTTTCCACATTCTTTGTCACACTGTTCCTTTTGGGCTTTACTGCAATCCTCATAATTACATTGAAAGTTCTTTTGACAATATGCATCTTTTTCTTTCATAGTCGGTTGGTTTCCCATTGAACATCCACTTTTTTCATTAACTGATAGAGAAATATACTTTTCTTTAAATACGTTAATCTGATCAATTAAAGATTCTTTTATCTTTTCTAATTTAGAAATTTTAGAAGTGTCTAATCCTTTGTGAGAAAGGGCCTCGTCTAATTTAGCAACGCTTGCTTCTAATTTAGATATATTTTCTTGTACTTTAAACTTTTTCTTTTCAGTCTTAAGTCTTTTTCTATATTGTTTTGTTAACTCTGTTCCAAAAGTATTTTTAATATCATACTCATAGTTTCCTAAGAAATATTCATACAATTCAAGGGAGTTTACTTTTTTCCAGTTTCTCTCCGATAAATTAACATTTTCGCATAGGAAGTAGCTATCTTTCAATTTGAAGACAGTACACTCTTTTAAAGTTTTACTATTAGATGCTTTCTTTATAAATTCAAAGTTAGATAATGAATCTAGATTGTTAAGCATTGTTTTAGTAAGTGAATTGATTTCATTCGACTCCATAACTAAGGCCTCACTTAGGTTAACTTTCTCAGCGTTATCTACAACTTCTCCGTTAATTAAAAGGTTTAAGTTATTTTCTTCGTTAATTTCAAATCCCATTTTAAAGTTTCTAATTAAAGAGCTTTCAACGCCTGAATTTGCATCAGAAGATTTGAATCCTAATCTAGCATATGCTTCACATACTGAATAGAAATTAGAATAGTTCTCTCTAACATAGTCTGCGTTAAGAGTTGAAATTACAAATCCACCGTCATTTACGTGAACATTGCTTTCGTTTCCAGTTAATTCTGAAGATTCTGAAATATTAATGAATCTATCGTCATGATACAATATAATTCCCTCATTTACTGATTTAGTAGCTGGAGCAATTACGTTATCAATTTTAGTTTCAACTGATCCTTTTCCTAGAGAAAAAACGTTAGACTTTTCAGATTCAATAGATTTAAGGTTTTCAACTAAAGCGTTTACTATCGGAAAGTTTAATTCTTTAAACTTCATATTGATTGAATCTGAGCTATATTTTCCGGTAACTAAACATTCTTTTAAATAATTACATACGCTTTCGTAAGCTGAAGAATTAGGTACGGAATTCATTTGGTTAATAGAGAAAAGTACTTCAAATTCTTTTCTGTTTTCTTCAATTGTTCTGTGAATATCATTAATAGCTAATTCAACCACTTTTTCTACAATGTGAGATTCGAATTCTTGTGTAAATCTAGGATATAAAGTAAATTCTAATATTCCAGAGTTTATAGCATTGATATATGAATCTACCTTTTGACTAATTAAAGGATTAGAATATGCAGTAGACTCTTTAATTGAGTTTAACTTTTCATAAAGGTTTCCTATTTTTGCTAGTCTTGCTAGCTTTGAATCAACGGTATTTTCATTTTCTTCAAAAGATTTAACGATCTTTTCTAGCTTAGCACCTCCAACATGCTCGTTAATTTCTAAAACTGAAGACTTTAATTTATCGTATATTTTTTCAGGATTTTCTCCTTTAGCAATTGAGTTCGATACCGATTCAGTTACTAATTTGACAAGAGAATTAGCTTTTAATTCTTTGTCGTTGTTTAATTCAACTATTACGTTGTCTACGAAATTTCTCATTTCTATGTAATTATTTTATTTTATTTATCTTTTTTTATAGCAAATAAAACAAAGATAGTGTACTATTAAGAGTTAGAAGTATTAGTTTTAATAGTTCTAGGTTTTTTAGAAAACCTTCTATTTACAACAGAGGCTACTGCTCTTTTCTTAAGAAAGTACGATCTGCTCTTTTTCTTTTTTTCTATTTCGTTTTGTTTTTCTAATCTTGCTAATTTAGCTTCATAGTCAGCTAACTTTTGTTCTAATTTTTGTCTCTCCTCTGCTTCTTCTTTAGCAGCAGATATTGCAGCGTCTACATCTTTTTGTTCAGTTGCCTTTCTCCACTGTCCAGTATATAATAAAGATTCTGAATCATCTTGAGCTACTGATGTTATATAAACGGTTTTATTTTTAGATGACAATATGTTTTTACTTTCATTTTTAGAAACATTAAATGAAATGACCCCCGACGCTAATGACTCTGCTTTATCACTATTTGCATTAGGAATAGAAACTTTTCCGTTGTCTGTATCGAATACTAGATTGTACTTAGCAGCGTTAGAATTAAGATCTAAAGGAGTTGCTTTTTGATCTATAACATCATACACCTTTAACTTTATAGTATTATCAAAAGGGGATAGTATAAATCTTAATTGTCCAGGTTTAAATATAACCTCGTCAGCTAGGTCTCTCTTTTTTGACATTTTAGAAACATTTGATATGCTTATGTTATTATTACTAAAATATACAGGAACATATTCAGTAGACTTAAGTGGTTCTAGAGATTCTGGAGTAATTTCAGATTCAAAACCTGGTGCAAAAGTAGGCTCTATGAACAATTTAGTTGATTCAAAGTTCTTCTGTATCAGCTTATTGTATACCTTTTGTGATTGAGGCTCGCTTGCAAGTGGAATATTAATTAAGTTCTTACCATACTTCTTAGGAGAAAGGAGAGTAAAAGAAGCCTCCCTTATTATTTGTTCCCCATTCAACCTGTTTGTTAATCTACATATTAGATCGACTGACATGCTCACAGCTAGGTCTGCGTTTTGAAGGATAGGTCTAAATAACAAAGGTTCATCATAATTATCTTCTTGGAAAATTACCTGCCTCGATGTGTTTATAAAGCCTGATCCTACTTGCTCAAATATACTTAGTTGATGTACTATTATCCAATCATTGGATGGGTTTCTACCATTTAATGTAGCAATCAAGTCCTCAGGAAAACCTGAGTTAAATGTCATATAATATTCTAGATAATCACCACTTGTTGACTCTGCGACATATGCTCCTACTCCGTTGAATTCATTATCTTGAGACAATATTGAAGTGTAGCTTTCGCTTACTTCAAACACATCATATTTTACGCCTACGTTGGTATCCAGTTTTTCTTTTCTACCACACTCCGATAGGGTTATCTCTATTGGAGAATTTGTTATAAATCCATGACTGCCTCCAGTAGTTTGAGGAGTAATTGCTGCCGCGAATGTTGTACTTGGAGATAGTGAAGTCGTATATTCTTCATTTATATTTTTTATAGAAGGAACTTTTATATCAATATATCTATCATACGTAGAATTAGTTATGAATAAAGGTTTTGGATTAAAAGTCAAAAGCTCAGCAGTAGTTTCTGGAGAAAATAGTATATTTGAAAATACGTGACTTCTTGTATTATTCATTTCATTTTTGATGCTTAGAATAAGCCCGGCAAATCCTTCAAAATCAAAACCTGTGGCAAAGTGAAATCTTACTTGGTCATACACTACATTGTAACCAGTGATTGGTGTCTCTGTTATATTGGAATCAAAATCAATATAGTTTGGAATTATCTCTGAATCGGCGTAAGCAAATTTGTTATTTCCAATAGAAACAACCGACATGTCTTGTATATTTCTAGTTGTTGTCACCGATGCATCGGTGTTAATTATTTGAAGTAATCCAGTTTCTGTATTTGTTAACAATACGACATCATCGGTCATATAGTTAAGAGAACCTAGCGGTTCGAACATATACTCAACTAAGCAATACGGTGTTAAACTTACAAATCTGCTTTCCATTTATTCTTTATATTTTTATCTAGATACATTATGCACAATCCAAGAGGAGAGAGTAATTGTTGCACATCCTGCAACAAATCCAACCCATGGTTTGTTATACCATTTATCTACTTTTTTTAATCTATCGTCATACAATTGTATTTGCTCATTTAGTAACCCTATTTGAATATCTTTAAAATTGATTATTGTGCTATCTTGCATCGACAGTGTTTTATAATTATTAAGCTGAAGATTTAAATCGTTAATTAGCATAGTCTTAATACTATCTTGTTGTTTTAAAGTATCAATAGCTAAAAATACTTCCTCCAAATCGGCATTAGATATTTTTGTACTATCCGACACAGTTTGAGAAAATAAATTAGTGGTAAAAACCAGACATAATATCAATAATAGGTTCTTCATAGATTTATCTTTTTTTAGAGCACCAACCTAAGCAAACTTTTTTAAAAGTTATAAAATAGATTGAGTCGCAAATTAGTTTTTTAATTTTCATTTCTTTTTTCTGTATTTTTTCTCAAAATCATCGATTGTCTTTTTTGCGTTTTTAGTGCTTTTAACTTTAGATTTTGTCTTTTTAATTTCTTTTTCCTGGGTTTTAATCTTAGCTTTTGTTTGCTTTTTTTCTTCTTTTACTTTCTCTACTTTTTCCTTTACTTCATCTATTTCTTCTTCTTTCTTCTTTACTAATTTTTTAAATTTGCTTTTTCCAGCAGCTGGTGATATTACAAGTAAAAAAATTGCACCGATTGCTCCAGCAACAAATAGTAATATTTTCCAAAATTTTTTCATAGTTTAAATATTTTTTAATGCATGTAGAAGAGTATCAGCCGTTACTTTTTCACCAATGTTCTCTTCTATATTATTTATAACGAAGGCTTCTCTTTCTCTTAAGTTATTTAGCTTACTTAAAAGATTGTCTCTTTTTTTACTTATTGTAATTAATTCAGACTCTAGTTCGTCTAATTCTCCAACTACCTCTGAGTAAGAATCCTTTATTTCTATAATTTTTTCTAAGTTTTCTTTATCTATTTTCATGATTCTATTATTTTTACGTCTAATGGTCCGACTAATAGATTTTCTATTCTTCTTAATCTTAGTTCAAGAGCAGAGGTATCAAAGCTATTGTTTGATATTGATGCTGATTTAGAATTATCTACGTCAGACGTACTTGAGCTAGTCGTAGAATTATCTACGGTTGAAACTGATCCATCTATATTTTCAGTTGAGCTGGTAGAGCTAGATGTGTTATTTACTTCTGAACTTGACTTATTTTCAGTACTAGACATCTGATTAGAAGAAGCTAGCGGTGCAAATGATTTATCTAGATTAGTCGTCTCTTTGCTCACTTCAATAGCATTGTTATTAGTAACGCTAGACGTATCTTTTATACTCTCCATGATCCCAGAGGTTCCCCCAGATACAAAGCTTTCTGCTGAGTTACTAATATTATTAGTAACGGAGTCTAGTTTACTAGAGATTGCCCCTATCACGTCTCCAGACTCAAGCATACTATTAAAATTAGTTATACTTTCATTCATTCCAGGGTTAACTGTAGATTGATTTAAATTTTCATTTATAACATCTCCAAAAGAATTAAAGTTAGAAATATTGTCTCCTGATGGAGATTCAGTAGGTTGATCCAAACCAGACTCAGATACGTCAGATTGGGACTCTATCACGCCGGCTACTTCCGGGGAGGAAAGATCTGGCGTAACTGAAGCTCCTTCAGGTGCGTTATTTATTGCCATGATGTTATCAAACACAGAAGACTCTTCTCCTACTGATGATGTTTCACCTAGGCTCTGTTCTCCTTCTGTGACAGGAGACTCATTAATAACCTGATTTAAAGTCTCACCTTCGACGGTAGTGTTTTCGATATTTGTTATATCTCCAGCTTCGTTAATAACATTTTGAGCAGGAGCGGGAGTTGGTTCTTCTATTACATCATCTTGAGTTTCTTCTATAGGTAGAGACTCTATTGCTTGTACCTCCGGGGTGCTTACTTCTATTTTTGAAGAAGTTTCAACATTTTCTATTTTTCCTAAAGCTGACCATGTTTTAGGACCTACTATACCATCTGGGTCGAGGCCATTTGCTGTTTGAAACGCGATTACTGCTTTTTTAGTAATTGGCCCGAACTTTCCATCTGACTCTATTCCTAGAGCTTTCTGTAAAAACGCAACGTCTTCCCCCTTGCTTCCTATCCTAACTACTTTTCTTGGAACAACCTCTTCAGTATTAATAGAGGGTTCTATTATTTTATTAATATCTCCAACTGGCTTTTCCTCGGTGTCGTTTATAGGTTCAATAGGCCCAAATTCTTCTTCGTCCTGTGCTTTTTCTTCCTCCTGTTGAATAGCATCTTCATTTAATATGTCTTGAACTTTTTCCTCTACCGGAGCCTCAACAGGTGGCTCTGGAACTACTACTTCTTTGACTTCTTCATCTACGCTTTCTTCTGTTCGGTTTAAGGGATTTCCATATTCTCTTGCTGCTTCGTATAATTCTATACTGCTATGTATCCCTCTAGGAGGCTCAGGATATGCGTCATAGTCTAAAACATATGCAATTTCATCTGCATTGTCTTCGTCAAACTCTTTTGGAAAGAATTCTTCAAATAGCTTATCAGCGGTTATTGCACCTAGAGATGTAGTTTCAGCTATCTTACTCCCTACTGCTGACATATATTGTTTAAACCAAGATTCTCCTCCGGCATCCTTCAATGCTTCGTATCTAGCGAGAGATTTTTTAGCTCCGTCAAGTTGGGGCTTTGCGTTTCTTCTTTTAAACAGGGCTCTTATTTCTTCTTCAAATTGACCTCCAAATAATTCATTTGTATATACTCTGAATTTATCATTATTCATTCCTCCTTCTTCAGGAAATGTTTCTGAAATAATTTGAAGATCTTCTTCGGTTCCAAATTCAGTCGCAGCAGAAATAGCTGTGGCTCTTAGTTCCATAAACTCAGCAACCTGAGACTCTTTTTTAGATACCCGGTCTTTTTGTTTAGATATCGCCTCACCTGACTTTTCGTCAAATAATTTAACAAATGCCTCTAACTTTACTCCCACTTATAATTAGATTATTTTTATTATTTATTTGGCCTAAGATGAGAAGGTAAACCTGTTTTAGTTTGCGTATTCGCCTCTGCCTGTTTTCTTATCTTCTCGTTTTCTTCATCTATATCTTTATTAATTATATTCAATAGAAGAGAATATTCTAAGTATTCCATGTTGTATAGTGTTTCGAAACTCTGATTAAGCTTCACCGCCATTCGAGCATTAAGCTCAAATAAGTTCATCAAATCTAGCTGAAATAACGAAAATATCTTTGACAGTGAAGCTTCCTCCCAAAAAAATAGAAGTGGTTATTTGAGTTTTACAGCTTTCACATACACATGTTACCTTGTTTACTGATGCTTTTTTAAGATCTTCAGTGAACTTATGAATTGCTAGAAATTTATTCTGAGACCATCCGTTTGCCTCCATTTTTAGTGCATGTATCTGTTCTCTACTTAGGTTTCTAAAATCCTGCAACATATATGGAGCAAAATTATAGAAAGAATCGTCTATATCTATTCCTTTCTTTATTTCTGACTGCCTATATTCTCTGATTGCGTTAGTTATCCCGACATTAGGCATAGAGAATCTTAGAGTTTCGTTAAGTTTTTCAGAGGGAATTACAAAACTTCTTTCTCCTTCTGAATACCATTTTTCCAGATCCGGGGGTATACTAAATCCTAGCAGGTTTTGACTTCCTACTTGAACTTTGTTTACTACTCCGCATTTAGGATTAGTACATTTTATGTTTGCCATCAACTTGTTTTCGTTATTAGGAAAAGTTAACTCCTTTATTCTAAACAGGATATGGTACTTATCTACTTCAAGAAAATCATTCAGGTTAAAATGTATTGGTCTTCCCTTTATTTTAAATTTAGTACATTTATTCAATATAAATGCTATCTTCTCCCTCACATCAATAGGATCATGCTCATCCATAGTAGACCAGTGTCTTATCTCTTTAGTCTTAGCAGATTTTATTAAAAGCTCTGCTCCTTCTGGATAAAAAAGTCCCTTACTTGGTAAAAGGTCGAAACTCAACAGTTTCCAAGAAGACTCACCTGCTGCAGAAAGTCCGGGATCTTCTATCCCTTTTATTCGCCCTAGGCTTTTCTTAGGTGCAACTTTAACCTCTTCACTAGTTTTTTCTACAACTACCTCAGCTGACTGATTTACTTTATTTTCCGCATCAATCTGATCAAGATGAGAAAGGGCATCTTTCTCGTTGTACTTACTTTTACGTTTTGCCATACTTAATATATGTTTTTTTATTTTATATACGAAAAAAGACAATAGTTTTAGAAGCTATTGTCTTGCTTTAAAAATTTTTAAGAAGTAAATAAATAGGCTTAAGATTTTAAGAATTCAGAAAAAGACAATGCTCTATTACTAGACTCGAATATTCTCTCCATAGTATCTACATAAATCTCCTGAACTTTTCTAGTTTGCGGATCAATTACAAATATTTGAATAGTATGATTTCTTCTGTCTACTTTTACGTTTTTTAATCTACCGATTATAACCTTACCATTTTCAGACTTAAGTTGAGAATTAACCAAGACTCCACGAACTAGGTCTCCTGGCTGATACCAGTGTCTTATCTTATTTACATTTTGGTCAAATTCACTTATTCCTGGATCTCCATGTCTAGACATATCACTAAGTGGAACCTGCTTTATAGAAACACCTGGGGTAAACTTACTTCGACCTACTGTAAAATTAAAGTCTCCTTTTTGACCATAATACGGCATACCTCGCATGTAGTCACGATTTTGAAAGTGACCAAGCGCGCTATTTTCAAATATATGATCTTTATCTTTCATATTTAGATTATATTAAGTGACGTGAACGTCATATTGAAATGGAACTGTATGTAATCTCTTTCCAATAACTTTAGGCTCTTCTATCTCATCTAATTCTAAACCTTCCTTATCTAACCACTTTAACTGTCTAAAGTAAAAGTCTTTTAGTATAGTAGTTCCACAGAAATCTGCGGCGGTCGGGTCAAATCTTTTAGTTGAATATATTATTCCAGGTTGAGTCAGATCCATATCTTGAGCCCATATTTCAATGTTAAATGCTCCTGATGGTATTACTACAATATCTATCTCTACTATCGGGCCTTCTCCTCTTCCTATTTTATTCCCACTGATTGTTATTTGATTAGAGACATATTGTCTATTTCCAGTGGTACTTCCAACAGTTAAAGGCTTAACGTTGTAGTCTCTTCCATGGGTTATCTCTATTAATTCGGTTGCTAAATCTAACATATTATATATAATTTATTTTTCTGCTTTTCCAAAAGTAATTAATCCATTTACCTTCACTTCAAATAGAGAATTAGGATTTACTATCTTTATCTTATTTATCAGCTGATCTGGGTCATTAGATTTAGGATTTGTAATTAAAGTAAATAGATTGTGCATAGGATGTTTCTTATACTGCTGTGATGCGACATCTTCGATCCATAGCTCTACATTTTTATCTTTTATATCTATTTCCTCACCGTTTGTGTCTAATTTAGGATAATCTATTTTTATCATTATTCCTCTGACATAAAGTTTTCCCTCTTCCAATACTCCTGGAGATCCAACATTAGTTACTCCATTATTAAATAGCTCTACTTCTCCTTGATTTACAGCTATATGAAGATGAGTACATGTGTGACCATCTACCGGTGAAGCAAAATCAGACGCATCTAGAGATCCTATTTGGGATCCAGACCCGTGCTCAAATATTCCAAATTCTTTGCTGTCTGTTAATTGTAGAATCGCGCTATGATCTCCACAATCTTCACAAATATCCTTAATTTTAGGTATTTTTGAATTTGTTGTTACGTAAGTTGGCATATTAGAATCAATTCTTTTGTTTATTTATTTACCCAGGATAATTCTTTTCGTCTTTTTTATCTACTCTGGATGATAAACTAGCTTTATACTTTCTAAAGTGATCTAATACTTCTTTTTGTGGAACTCCATCATACACTCCTTTGGTTATTAACCAGTGGTTTAGTGCCTGTTGAATCAATGGCTCTTTAGATCCTTCTTTAGATCCAATAATTCCGTTGTCCATTAAGAATTGCTGGTCTTTACTGACTCTCCCTTCAGGCTTCTTCTCTTCTTTCTCTTTTTCTTCCTCTTCTAGTATTTCTACTAAGGCGTCTAATCCTATTTCGGAATCCTCCTCAACTCTTTCTACTTTTTTTTTGAGTCGGTAGAAGTAGTCGGAAACTTTTCTTCCATTTCCTTTTTTATATCGCTGATTGATTGCTCTTTAGTGCTCTCTTCTTTTGGAAGATCAGCTTTAGAGTCTTCTTTCTTTTGTAAATTTTCAGTGAATTGAATGTAGAAGTGAAGAGCAGTAAGAGACATTATTGGAAGAGTTCCTCCCTGTATTGCTGCTAAAAATCTTCGATGATCTACTATTTCCCAATCTAAAAATAACGGGGAAATAAGCTCTACCCAAGAGGCAAATGCTTCGCTAGTTACTATAATCTCTTTATATCCAAAGTAGATATTACCAACTATTTGAACTAGGGTAACCATTATAAACAGAAACCATATAGATCCCTTACTTATTTTGATGGAAGCGGCTGAAACACAAGCGAGTGCAAAGAATTCTACCGCAACTGATAGATATATTGCCCAGCTTAAAGGATTACCTAAATCATACCAACTAACCACGTGGCTTATTGACATGATTACGACTAGGAGTATTGGAATTAGAAAAGAATTTCTAATTAAGGTGTTTCGATTATCTCCAAGCCAAGAAATTATCTTTCTTAACCTACTAATCATTTTGCTCTATCTTATTTTTAATTTCAGATAGGCTGGTTTTTCCTTTATCTAAATCGTCTTCATATATTAAATAGTCTAACATCACACTTTCCATTATATCTCTTGCTTCTTTAGACGAAATAGAAGTTTTTTCAAGCGTAGTTATTCTATTAGTTAATGAATCTACAGTATTTGTTAGTTGAACGTGGTTTTCTTCGATTAATTTATTGGTTTTTGCTACTTTTTTACCGGTACATCCCCTTCCCATAAACAATAAAAAAAATAGTATTGCCAAAACTTGCCAAGACCAATTTTTAATAAATTCTTTCATTTTAAGTTGATTTTTTTTAATTAAAACTTAACTTAATCTCTTTATATTATTTATACTTAGATTAATGTAACAGTTTTTGATATTAAATGCTATTTTGCATATTGTAATATACTAAAGCCGCTGCAGGAATTGCAGCTAACATGACAAAGTACATGATATTATATGCTAGTTTTCTAAAAGAATACTCTCTAAAGGCAAATTTTATTTCAATGACATAACCATAATAGTCTACGTTTTGTATTCTATCATAATCTGCAGTAATAGAGTCTAAAATTCCTTCTTTTTTTAGAAATTCTGTGTATTTAAGCATTTTTTCTTGAACAAACTTCATTTCAACCGTTTCTTGAGATGATTCTCCGTATAAAAGAAGCTCAGGATTAAGATCTACTCCAAAATATAGCCTGTTTTTTCTGAGGTTTAGTCCCATTTTTTCTAGGGAGCCGTCAGATTCTAGTTCTCTGACTATTTTATTAAAGTTTCTATTATATTTTAATTCAGTCAAGCAATTTTTAAGAGAATTAAAAACTTTTTTAGGATTTATGTGTTCTAGTATATTCATATATTAAACATGTGATTTAGTGTTTCTTTAAAAGTAGGGTCTCTATCTAATACTTTCTCCTTTATGTCTATCCTTACTTTTCTTAACTTTGTTTTTACGGTATTTTCGTTTATATTATATTTAATTGCTATGTTTTTCACCTTTTCCCTCTTTAGCATTTTATCTACCGCTATGTTTCTCAGTAACTCGTCTTTTATTTCATGAATTTCACTAATCGTCATATTATATAACCTATCAAACTCATGCTCTCCTTCATGAAATACGTCGATATAGTGATTTCCATCTTTTTCTAACCAACTTGAGTCATTTGATTTGCCTCCTTCTGATGATTTTTTACCATATAGAGTAGTTAAATTGGCAATTGGGCTTCTTTTTTTCTGATATAGGAAGAATAGAGTCTCATTTCTAGCTATTGTATAAATCCAAGTGGTAAATCTTCCTTTTTCGATATTAAATTTAGGAATATTATTAAATATCTTTTTTAGAGTCCATTGTAATGCCTCGTCTGTATCCTCGTTGTTTTTGCAATATTGCCAAATATAATATCTTAGCTTAGGATATATTAATTCAGCTAATTCGTTTCTTTCTCTTTCTGTAATCGTCTTATTTACTAGTTTGTGTGATATTTCGTTAATTCTTTCGTTAATTATTTTGTTAGTAGTTTCAAATCCCATATTAGTATACTTGTTGTTTTTTGTTATTGGTTAGGTTATTTATTATATCTAGGCATATTTGACATTTTTCATATTGTTCAAGGTCTGGACTCTTATAAAAGTCAATACAGCGGTTTAGGAGAGTAACAATCTTGTCTTTTGTTAGATTCCAAACATGTTCTTTGCCATTGATAGTTATATTTACCACATTTATCTCAGATATTTCATCTTTTTTGTAGTTATCTTGAATTGTCAACAAAATATTATCATATATTTCCATTTTATAGTCTTGAAATATTTGATCTAGAGTTATTTCGCCTGTGAAGTGTAATTTTCGCATAGATATGTCTTTATACTACTAATATACTAAAAAGTTTAATTAGGATTTAAAAAATTTGTCATTTATTTTTCTAATTCTGTCTAATGTCTCTAAATCAAACACATTTGTTGGGCCCTTTTTCTTGTTAGATTTTCCTAAAGGATTATCGTTTAATCTTTTTAATTCATCGTAATCAAATGCAGATTTAGATCTATTACTATGAATATTAAATATCTTTTCTTCTAAATCTTTTACATATTCTTGATCTTGTCTCTCAAATGTTTCAATACCGACGTCCCAGAATTGAGAAGAGTCAAAAAGTGACGATATATTTACCGAAGTCATGGCTAAATCGTCATTTCCATTCTGACCTCGATATATTCCTCCCTTTGATTTACCAAACGACATTAATTCCATAATAGTAGTGTAATCATTAGGTATTATTCGGTTAATAGTTACTAAATATCTAAACTTTTCACAATATTTTATCTTATTAGAAGGACCTAATCTGAGTCCAGGTTTGAAATTAACTGCCGCTTGCGTATGTTTAGTTTGAACTATTTGACCTCCCCAATATTTTTCATTTTCTCGGAATCTATTCAATATTATGTCTCCTTTATGATTTAATTCTAATACTATTCTGGTTTGGTCGGTGTTGAATATGTCGTATATTATGTGCTCACACGCAGTTGCAAACTCGTTTATGTCTATTTGATTAGATCTTAAATATCCTATTTGAACTAGAGATACTGTGTCTAATTCAGACTTCACTATCTCTTTTTTCTTAATTAATTCAGATATTGGAAGAGAAACTACTTTATAGATATTGAGAACTGAATAGTCTCCGCCTATTCCATCTGCCGTATCTATGCTGAATATAAAATTACTATCATCACTCTTAAAATCATGAACGGTCTTATTAAGATATCCTTTGTGAAAAAATAGATATTCATTTAAATAGTTTAAATCTTCGTCTAATATAAGATTAGGATTTTGATATTCTGTTTTTATATTATCTAGTTTTTTAAGGTCTTTAGAATTTAATAACAACTTATCAGAAGAAAAGAACTGGAGTCCGTATTCTTGATTGAACGCTTCGATGGAACCTAGGTCAGCAATGGTTCTCTCTTTCCAGTCGTCAGATCTTCCTCCGACTTGCCACCAGTCTACTCTTAGAGGAACATAGCTAGAGTTTCCGTCTACTGCGTCTTTCCATATTTCCCAAAATTTATTTTTACCGTTTGGCGTAGACGTAATTATAATTTTACCGTTTGGATCGGCGGTTACTGTTGGAAATATTGCTCTATAAAATTCATCAAGATTAGCGTCATTGATGTGGGCAAACTCATCTATGTATAACAAGTTTACAGTAAGACCAATACCAGACTTTTTAGTGGTAGTTCGACCTACTAGTCTGCTATTTGAATCAAATTGAACCTGGCTTTGGTTTATCACATTTATACCAGGCTTCATGAAAAAAGGAAGTCCTTCTAGAGATATTTTAAACTTATCGATTAACTCTTTAGTTGTTGTAAAGTTATCAGCAACACAAAGAGCTGTTTTATCGGAGTGAAATATTAAATACCATAGCATGAAAAGAGAAGAGGTTACTGTCTTACCAACCTGTCTACTTGCCATTACTATATTTAGCTTTGAAACCTTGAATGTCTCTAGTATTTGATCTTGATAGTCTCTTAATCCACCTATGTTATTGACAAGTTGTCTTCCATTATTTGTTTGAATTTGACAATAATTATTCACAAAATATAGAATGTCAGCCTTGCATTTAGAAAGCTCTTCCATTTCTTGAGGAGTATATTCAAAAGGTAAATTTTCTCGCCTAAGATTTATGTCGTTGTCTTTGAATGGAGAGTTACTTAAGCTTCTTATGTCTGACCTTCCACTGTTGATATCTTCTACCAGTTTATCTATTTTTTCAGTCGACCAGATGTAGCTATTGTCCTTTGAATCTCCTCCGATTGAAGATACCTTTATCGACGAAAAACCGCCAGTATTTGACATTATATCCTTCATAATTATATTATTTCAGTTAAGTCAATAAAGTCATCTCCCTTATCTTCATCCTCAATAATTTCAATATTCTTATCTTTCATTAGATTTATTTTATTGCCTGGATTGACTAAGTCATCGGAAGACTTTACTTTTACACTAGAATCTGAAGGTTCAGGTAGATTTTCTATAACGTTCTTGGTTCCTATTGAGATAAAGAACTTTCCTTCAGAATCTTTGGATGGAACTTTAGAATCATCTGGATTTACAGGATACTCGTCATTTAATTTTTTATAAGTATCTTCTAAAAACAGAATGTAGTTAGCCTGCATCTTTGTAATATTTGCCATCTTGTCTTGCAACTGTCCCATTACTTCTAACAATCGAGGATGAGTATTTCCCGCAGAAATCTCTTCCATTATCTTCATCACTGTTATTTTAAGAGTCTTTAGTTGAAAAAACAGGTTTGATATGTTTATTGTATCTAGTTCTTTCTTATGTCTAGCATAATCATTTTTCTCGAAGATTCCAATATCGACAAAATTTTTAAAAAGAGAGTCAGTAATATTTTTAGCCTTTTGAGTAAACTTATCACTCATTTCCTCAAAGTCATGTTTACTTTCTCTCTGAAGTTCGTTTGAAAGGTCGTTATCTATTAATAAATCTTCAACTGGTTCTGAACTGATATTGCTAAGTAGAGATTCTATTTCGTTTTTAAGATCCTTTCTAGTCTCCTTATTTAGTTTGCCTTTTGACATTAATGTATTTTATTTTCGTGTTTATCTACTGCAGGGTTTGCCCAAATTTTTATTTGTTTTACCGTGTCTACCCATCGATATACTACATCATTTAGATGCTTTATGAACGTATCTAGAGGTATATTGATATTAAACATTTGTCCAGATAAGGTGTTTTTCATAATCTTATCCTTGTAGTCATATCCTTGGTGCATTCTTTTTTCTCTACGTTCGTATATTTTTCGGTATATGCTATCTTTAGTCATTTTATTATAATGTTTTTATACTAGTGGCCTAGGAACAATATCACTAATCTTAATGTTAACTGCTCCTAAGGAATCGTTAGATAATCCTTCTGCATATGAATTTCCATATCGATCTTTGAATCCTCCCCTGATAAGAGGAAGTTCTCCTTTTTCTATAATTATATCATTAAATTCGTCGAGCCCAATTGTTTTAGCATTTTGATTAATTGTTTTAGAGGTCTCATTCTTTTCTCCAATTATGGTTACTGCTACTGAGTCTACTCCATTAACCTCTTCTATTATCTTAATTAAATCACTCTTAGGTAATCTTTTTCTTCTAGTGTTTTGTATGAAATAATTAGCTATTCCTACTTGAATATCCTTTTTTATTATTTCTGGGGAAACATCGTCAAACGCTATAATAGTTAAATTTATTACATATTTAGTTACTACTGGATCAACTATTTTAACATCTGTTGATATTAGCTTAGTTCCAGATTTTTCAATATATCTTAACAACTGAGACTTTTGATAATCTCCTAAGGCAAATATATTTAAATCTGCTCCAAAATAGTCTTGAGACACTGTGAATGATTTTCTAATATCTGGAATTAAAAAAAGATTCAACATTCTATCGTCTAATTCATCTAGATATACGTCAATTAGAGAAAACATTTTAAGTTTTCTTAATACTATTTCATAATGATCAGCATTAACTAAAGCATAGCTCTTAGATGTTTTAGGAGCAATTAATCTAGTAAGCTCAGAATCTTCAGGATTAACTCCAAAGAAAGGTGCTTGAGTTGAATCAATGTCGATAAATTCATTCAATTCTATCTCATCTCCTAGTATTGTAAATCCTGTGTCTTCGAATTTAAATCTTATCTTAGAGGTATCGGTTGTTCTAATATTTCCTCTAGGTCCTTCATTTACTAGATATTCAACAACTACCTCTGATCCTTGTCTAGGGATTTGACCAAATGCTCCGTTTCCAAAATATATGTCTAGCCCGGTTGTTATTCCTGTTCTAGCAATAAATCCTTTGCTATTTCTTGGGATATCTAAAATTGAATCATATTTTTTCCATTTTTCTCCATTTACATAGACATTTACAAAAAAGTTGTCTATAAAAAAGTTTTGAGGACTTCCAATAGAAAAACTTTCTATCTCTTTTCCTTTTGATATTACAGTTTGAGTTTCAAGTATTCCCTGTCTAATTGGAAGCTTTATCCCGTCATCTTCTCCCTTCAAAGAGAATTTTATTTCATCTTGCGGAAGATCTAAAATATAGACTAAACCATTTGATTCGCACGCTAATCTAGTTAAATTTGGTATTATGACAAAGTCGACGGGTAATTCAGTTACATCGTCTGTTATTTTTAAAGATATTTCTCCAGTTGCAGACATAGCTCTTGAAGGATTATGGCCTGCTAACGAGGCTAAAGAATATATTGATGTTAGCCGAGTTGCCTCATTAATGTTTAATTCCGTTATAGAGTCTTCTATGTAATAGAATACCAACTGTGTTAAGTTTTCTAAAACTATTAATATCTGCCCGAAAGGAGAAGCCGCTGTAAATACAGATTTACTTTGATTGAATCTTTTAGTCAAGTAGTTGATTGTATCTAGAATGATACTTTCAACCTGGACGTTTAAACTTCTTAATATTTTATATTTTCCTAGTGTCGATGCCATTGTGAGTTTTACTATTTATATTATTTATACTGAGAATATCTAATTTCGATTATTAAAATGTTAGTTAATTAAGATAAATAAAATAAACATATTATATACTAGTATGGGATATATTGATGAAAATACAAGAAATTCTAGGTTATCGTTTACTTTTGAATTTAGATCTCCAATTAGACGAAGAGACCTGGCGTCAAAACTTTCTAAGAATTTAGGTAAAAAAGTAAAATGGTTCAAAGGAGTTGATGAGTCTTTTAAAGCAAGTGATTCTTTATATAAACTTTCTAATAAGTATTCTGAGTTTTCAAAAACTTTTGTATTTGAGACTGGGTTTATGAAATATGAAGACGGAATTCACTGTATGCTAAAGACGATGAACCTTGTAGAATATTTCGGGTTTACTTGTGACAGATGTGAAATGAAGGTAAACATTCAAATAAATGAGGATAGTTCTAATAGTGTAAAACTAAACAACTTAAATAAATTTAAGTACCTGATTGGGTTAGACGAAAGCATTCTATTAGATATGTGGAATACCGAAAATAACGAAAGGCAAAAACTATATTATGATCAACACCTCTACATAAGTGCTAAAAATCCTTATTCAACATTCATGACCTCTAAAGTAGTAGAGAACATGGACCCTACCGTTTTTAATTTTCCTAGTTCTGAGTTTTTTGGCCACGATTTCTCTAAGTTAAATGAAGGATATCTTCAGATAAATTATATCGGAGGAAAAGATTACCACAAGAAAAAGAGAGAAGCAAAAGAAACAATAGACTTGGTGATAAAAAGACTTAACGAAACCTTAAGTAACAATTACGAATACGATATAACTGAAAAGAGAAAAATAGAAAAAATAGTAGAAGAATACAGAGAATCTGTAGATTCAACTAAAAACTATTCTAAATTTAAAGTAAAGTATCCTAAAGTAAAGGTTTATTATGATCTAAGCGAAAGTGAATATAGAATAGATTCAAACTTTAATAATATTAGAGAAAAACTATTTAAACTTGTAGTGTTTGGAAAAGTTGAAGAGGCACTAATAAATTACGATAATGAAAGAAAAGTGTTTCAAGTAAAAGACGCAATTATAGACCAAAATATAATAATTGAAGGAGTTGAGTTCTATAACTGTCAAATCAATGCCGACGCTAAAAATTGTCTATTTGAAAATTGTACAATCAAAAACTCTAAACTAGAAGAGTGTGATATTCTTACCTCCAACTACATTAAAAACTCTAAAGTATTAGACTGTACTTATCATGGCGGTGGAAATGATATCGTTTCCAGTTATATTGACAATAAAATAGAGAGCAAGATAGATGCAGATGTTAGAAAGTGTATCGTTGCTAATGGTAAGTTTAAGGTATCTGCCACGATAGATAAAGATACAGCATTTTTTAATTTATAGAAATAGACTAGTGTTAGTGATAACATAAATCTTATGCACTATAATCTTAATAAATAAATAAAAATATGGACAATAAATGCCAATTTATAAGAAACTAGAAGGTATAAGAAAATTAAGTAATTCTAGCCTGACTGCAATAGTAGACGTTACAAACATAAACTTTAAAGATTTATCAGCAGCGACGTTAGAATTTTTAAAGAATATAAAATACGACGAGACTTTAAATTCTGCCAACATTACAACTGGTAATTTTGAACACGTCAATATATCAGATAAACTTTCTCTTAAACTAGACAATATTCCTACATTTACAATAGACTCTTTAGGTAGAGCGGAAGGACAGGAGCTTTTAGTAAAAGTATCAGAATCAAAGAGGCACAGATTTACAGACTTTAATGATTGGCCAGACGTTGGAGTTCCGGGAGAAGTTATATACACTGGAGTTCAAAATCAAAAACCTCAATTTGGAGAAGACTTTATTGGATATCTAGACGGAAGAGGATGGGTTAGTCTCACTACTTTAAATAGCTCGATTAGTCAATTAATCTTAGATGTATTATACGGAAGCCCTGCGATTGCTCCTACTGTTCCTTTAGGTAGTGGATCAGTATGGTCAGGTCCACTAGGTTTAGAAAACGTATTTGTTCCAAGTAATAATACACTGTACTATACTGATGTAAATGGAGATATTTTTGATATATTAACTGACCATGTATGGTCTAGAAGCGGAAACGACGCTACTTTTATACCTACAGGAAAATGTATTATTGGTGATAATACTAATAATGGTTTTTTAAGGTACGTAGATGGAAATCAAAGTACTGGATATGTTCTTACATGCGATGCCTTAGGTAATGCAACATGGCAGCCCCCAACAGGTTCTGGCGGTGGTAGTGGAGCAGGAGCATCCTATGTTGCTATTGTTGATTTTACAGCAAATATTTCTGAAACAGTTACTCATAATTTAGGAACAACGGATGTCCATGTACAACTAGTAGATTTAGATACTAACGAATTAATACAAGCATATGTAGATGCATACACTTCAAATACTGTAGATATTACATTTACTTCTGATAATCAAAACGTAAAAGTAATAATTATATCTACTAGTGCAGCTTCTAACTTAGAGATATGTGGAGTACCAGTTCAATGTAGCTCACCAGGCCCAGTTGATGGAGACACTCTAATATATAATTCATCATTGAACGTATGGGAGACAGCTCAAGGAGGAGAATCATATCAAACTCTGGATCAGACTTTAAATACTGCTCAAATTACATCATTTGGATCCTCACCGATTACAGTGTTACCTGCTCCAGGTGCAAATAAATCTTACATATTTGAAGAAATTACTTTCTTATATGACTTTACGGGGGATACTTATGTTGCTCCTACCGTTAGCACAAGAGTAGAATTAAAGATACCAGGAGCAGGCAGTCGCCTTATTGCGTATATTGTAAAGGACGACATGGAGGCAAGCGCCGACTTTTTACAACAATATATTGAAGGAAATGTTGACTATAACTGGAGGCACGTAACAGAAGCAGATATAAATAGCTCGGTACAAATTACTACTAACACCGGTACTGATTTTACTACAAATTCAGGAGCTACTACTGGTACCTTAAGAATGATTCTTAAATATCGAATCAAAGACCACAGTGCATATTGGCCGATACCTTAAATCAAGTTTAGTTTTTAACCGTATTTATTAAGCTTCTATATCTATTTGGAAAATATAATTGCTAATTCTTTTAATAAATAACTAAAAGAATCGAATAATAGATGTCAATTACCAAAGAATATAACCAGTTACAAGTATATGGCCTAGTAATTTCAGAAGGGATATCCGTTCAAGCACCAATGGGATCACCACATGGATACCGATTTCCAACTTCAGATGGAACCCCTAATCAAGTTCTTGCGACAAATGGAGCTGGACAGCTTACATTCCAGAATGCAACGTCGCTTGCATTAACAACAGATGATGTACCTGAAGGATTAACCAATCTATATTTTACAAATGAAAGAGTAGACGATAGAATAGCTTCTCTTATACAAAATGGAATAGGTATAAATTGGACTTATGACGATCCTAGTAATACTTTTACTGGAAACGTTACTCTTGCCCCATTCACTACAGATGATTTAACTGAAGGATCTACTAATCTCTATTTTACAAATGAAAAAGTAGACGATAGAGTAGCTCAATTAATCATAAACGGTACGGGATTAACATGGACATATGATGATGCTGCAAACACTTTACAGGGAGTAGTCAGCCTCTCTCCATTTAACACCGACGATTTAACTGAAGGATCTACTAATCTCTATTTTACGAATGAGGCTGCGCAAGATGCAGTAGCGGCAATGATGCAAAATGGAACTGGCATTAGTTTTGTATATAACGATATAGCTAATACATTGACGCCTACTGTTACCCTTGCTCCGTTCACTACAGATGATTTAGCCCAAGGAGCCGTCAACTTTTATTATAAAGACGAAAAAGTAGACGATAGAGTAGCAGCTTTAGTTCAAAATACTTCTACTGTATCGTGGACTTATAATGATGTTGCAAATACATTAAGTGCAGATGCATCTTCAATAGTAAAAGTACAGAGAAATGGCGCTCTAATAGGATCTAGAGATACTATCAATTTTATTGAAGGATCTGATATTCATTTATCTGTTGCAGACGACTCAGTAAATAGCAAAGTAAATGTGACTGTATCATACAATGGAGTTGGAGGAGGAGAAACTTATGATTTAAATGCCACCCAAGATGGTAGTAATGTTGACTTAAACTTAACTTCCGGATCGGGAACAGATAATTCAGTAGTACAGCTGACTGCTGGTAGTAATATAACATTAACCAGAAATAGCGCTACAGAAGTAACTATAGCATCATCAGGAGGTGGAGCTGGAGACGTAGAACTAGGACCTAGGAAGGTTAATATTATGCATACATCGTTGATGTGGGCATGGAAGCAAGGAGAAGCTCCGCCATGGGAGACTAGTGGAAATTTTCTAATTGGAGTCGGGAATCCTAGTAAAGCTTCAAATGGGTGGAACGATTTGGCTAGTGACAGCACTGCTGCAATGATCGCAACAACTGGTCCCGGTATTTTGACTGCAACTGCTGATGGATTTGGAATGAATATTCTTATACCTATGCCCGTTAAGGTTAGAGCTGGAGATATGATAGAGCTATGTATGACTGGATATCTAGAATCAGGAGAGGGAGTAGAAAAAAGTGCATATCAAGTAGCATCAGGCTTTCATGGAACTAATTGTACAGCAGCAGCAGCCACAGACGGTAAGGCTATTGCTACAAAGGGGCACTGGGGCACCGGTGCAACCGCGGCTGATTGGGCTAATGTAGCCAATAACGGAATTTTTTGCCATGGATTTGTTCATACTATAACTGAAGAGGATGTATCGGATGATGGAATATGGGAGAACGAAAAGGCTTGTACAAACTTATTTGGATTTGCAATTGGATGGAATCATAATGTTGGGGAAGGAGGAAAGGCAGCCGCTCCAGAAAAGGCAAGCTTCTCTCTTAGGGCAGATTACATTCAAAGATATCCGTATATGACTGGAAAATTAGAAGTTAAATTTGTCCAAGACGCTGAAGATAGTAAAAAATATGATGTACAGGTTAAATCTAAAGATAAGGAAGTATCTCTAAAGAAATTTGAGTTAGATGCAGTAACTGCAGGAGGAGCTAGAATAGCAACTGCAGAACTTAAGACTGCAGTATTCAATACTGCAACGTGGACTTCTACTGTTATTGCGGATGCCTCATTAAAGAAATCAGGAAACTCTGACTGGACTGTTAATGATTCGGAAGGAAACCCTAATCCTGCTACTATTCCTCTAACTTCCTTTGTATCAGGAGCAACTGTTAACTTTGATACTGAGGTAAATCTATTAGCTTCGGAGATTCAGAATCAAGTTTGGACAACATCTACAGGGGCAATAATTCCTTCGGTTGCAGTTACGGTTGAATTAGCAGCCTCTGAAGAAAAAGAAGGAGAGAAAGAAGGAGAAAAGAAAGAAGGAGAAGCAGAAGGGAAATAATTTAGAATAATTTAGTATTATATAGATATGATAATTGGACCGTATACATCAAAGATAGAAAGAAACCTGGATATAGAAATAGACGGGATCAAACAAATGCACCCTGATTATTTTCCAAAGCCAGATGAAGATTTAATTTCACTGGCTCGGTTTGACCTAGGTGTAGAGAAAACCACAGAACATAGATCTTCTTACGGAGGAAAAATAAATGTAGACTGGAGTCTAGAAATAAAGGAGGCAAGATATGGTATTCATTCGATGAGTGTTATAGTAGATCGAGTATATGGATATATAGCAGTAGAAGACCTTCCTACAAATTCTCTTGGAGAAGACCCTGACGAAGATTTAGAAGAATTTGAAATAGAGTTTGATTCTAAAGATAAATCTAAGGGCGGAGAATGGACTATAACTGTAGAAGATAATTTAGGTGGAACTACATATTATGGTGATGAAGAAAGAGAGCCTTTTAAATTAATCGACGGATTTGAAATAGGAGAAGTTTCTATAGACTTTAAAGATAATACTATTATAGTATATATTAATTAATCAAAATCTATATTAAGATCAAAGTCTAAGTATTTAAATTTAGCAGTAAACGTTCTAAACTCAGGAGTAACTGAGCTATAAGATAATTTTATCCCGTCTTGTCCATATAGGATTGGCCTATTGAACACTATTGATGAAACTAAGTATCCTTCATTACTCAAGAGAGAAAGTCTCATAGGTGAAAAGGTAGGTTCTCTATTTGCAAAATCTATATAGTTCAAAGAATTGTCTACAAATATCCAATAGTTTAAAAAAGCATCAGCCATTTTAAAAGTTAAAGTAAACTCTCGAGTGAACAGATCTTCAACAGGAACTGAGTTTTTATATTCTTGTTTCTTACCTCTAGTTCTAGTCTGTTGAGCAAGTTGCATGTTCCATCCCGGAAATTCTATTTGCTGAATAGTTGAAGACATGAAATCTTCAATAGTATCATATGGTAAAATAAGACTTTGGTAATATTTCTTATATTTTTCTTTAACTTTTTCTGCAAAAAAGTCAGGAGGAAAAAAGAAAGCAAAGCCGTTATTTCTAGCATTTAAAATCATCTAATATACTTTATTTTTATTATTTATTCAGCTGGTGGAAAATCAGGATCTATCCAAGCATCGCTGATCGTTGTACCACTATCTTGTATTTTTTTAGTAACTCCAAACTGTCTAATAACGTTTCCTTTATACATAGTTGCACTATCATCAAAGCTAGGAAAGTATGTTTCCATTGAGATAGAGAAAGAAGTATTGACATAAGTATCGTCATTATAATTAAACGCATACTTTTTATCATTAGTCATAGTCTCTGGAAATTTAATTTGACCCGGTATTCTAATTCCTCTATATTGAAAATACACTACTTCGTTTTTATAGTAAAAATCAAATATTTTTTCAGTTATTTTAAAAGTTTTATTTAAGTTATCTGTTATAATTTTTACATCAAAATTTAAATCCATAGGTAGGCTATATAGTCTAGAGGAAAAAGCCTTCATTTCCTTTTGATTGTTCTTGTTTCTTTCCTCTTGAGTAAAGGTTCCTCTTACAAACTTATTAGTAATATCTGAAGATTTTATAGAAAACGTTTTAAGAGTTACAATTCCTCTAGGAACAATCTCGTAATTTCCTTCAGCTAGGGTTGGATATTTACAGTCTTCTGGTAAATCGATAAAAAAGTCTTGCATAAACCCTTGGTTTCCAGCAAAGTTATAGAAAAATGGAATTTCGTGTTTTTCTACTTTGTCTCCTCTTACTAAATCAATTATGATTTTTCTATTCAATACGTCTAGAACAGATAATGTAGCATTTCTTAAAAA